CTAAATATAGATGTGTTCCTACAATGATGCCTTTTGCTGGTTATTTAGGTAAAGATACTATGTCTAATTTTGTGTATTGTGTAGGAAATATTCAAAAAGATTTAATGTCTTACTTTTTGGAACCTATTCAATATGTTTTAGGAATGGTAGGCGGTTTAGGGGCATGGATATTGGAAAGAGTTCAATTTATTCGTGTATTTATTACCAAATTAAGAAGTTTAATAACCGGAATTGTAGGAGATATTTACGGCATGTTTGTAAATGTTTTGATACAATTTCAAGGGATGATAATAAATTTAAAAGATACGATGGGAAAAATTGTAGGATTAATGGTCACTATTATGTATCTTTTACAGGGTGCTATGTTCACAGGACAAAGTATATATGCTGGACCAATAGGAAGCACTCTTAGAACGATTTGTTTTTCAAAAACAACTCCGGTGAAATTAAAAACAGGCGAAACAATTGAGATGAAAGATATACGTTTAGGAGATATTTTAGAAAACGGGACAGAAGTATATGGTTTATTAAAACTAAAAGGCGACCCTTCAAATCCTTATTATAAAATTTGGAGCGAAAAATTAAATAGTTACATTTACGTTACTGGCGAACATAAAATCTTTTCCAGATGTGAAATATCAGAAAAAACAAACAATATAGATAATTATGTGGATGTTAAAGATTATGATAAATCAATAAAAACCGATATTTATGATGAAGAATTGGCATGCTTAATAACAAGCAACCACCAAATTCCAATAGGAGAATTTATATTCTGGGATTGGGAAGATTAAAATTATTAATAATATTATCCAAACACTATATAAGATGGATAATATTATGGAAACATTTAATGGATATTTCAATAGTTTATATAAGAAAAACCATTATTTAGATAAGTATGGCGGGTCTGTAGTAATGACATCATTAACACTCTTGTTTTTTTTTATAATATTCTCATACTACTACATTCAAAATAAAATGGAACCTATAAGAGCAGATTGGGCTAATCAGCGTTGTCGGCCAGAAGTTATGCCTTTTGCTGGTATGATAAATGCTCCCAGAGGTACATCTCAAATGGATTATACTAGTGAAAATTTCGTTCAATGCACTACTACTATATTGGGTTCTATTACCGCGTACTTTCTAAAACCGTTTTACTTTTTATCAGACTTACTTGTGTCTTTTTTTAAAAGTATTATGAGTGCGGTAAATATGATAAGGCTTTACATTCTTTCTTTAAGAACAAAGCTTGAAAGTGTTTTTAAATATTTAGTAGCTAGGATAGTAAATGTTATGATTCCTTTACAAAACATTTTAATTAAACTGAAAGATACTATGGCAAAAACAATGGGTATAGCCACAACAGGGCTTTATACTGTATACGGTTCTTACTTAGCTATTAAAGCATTTATGGGTGCGTTTTTACAAATATTAATTTTAGCTTTAATTATAGCCGCAGCAGCAGTTATTATTTTATGGATACTTCCTTTTACATGGCCCGCAGCTGCAGCCGGATCCGTTTTCTTTTTACTTATTTCAATACCTGTTGCTATAATAGCTAGTTGGACTTCTCATATTTTAGATATATCTAGTAGAAAAGTACCTGGAAAACCCGGTTGTTTCGATGAAAACACGGTAGTAGAAACTGAAAAAGGGGAAATAAAAATTAAAAATATAAAATCTGGAACAATTCTCAAAAACGACGACAGAATTACAGGTGTTTTTAAATTAGCATTAAACGGTAGAGATATTTATCGACTTAATGATATTATAGTGACCGGTTGTCATAAAGTTTTTCATGAATCTTTAGGATGGATTGATGTTTCTGAACATCCCGATAGTATAAAAATAGAAAAATACAGAAAGCCTTATATTTATTGTTTGAATACTGAGTCAAAAAGAATTTACTTAGGTAAAAATAAATTTTTAGATTGGGACGATTTAGAACCTATTGATATAATTAAATTAAAAAATTTAAGATATATTTCAAGACGAGGCTCTATAAGCGAAGTTCATAAATATTTAGAATCTGGCTTACACGGAGATACTGTTATAGAATTAGAAAATGGAAATTCTATTAAGTTACGAGATATAAAGGTAAATGATCAACTAAGATTCGGTGAAAGAGTTACTGGTATTGTAGAAATAGATACAGAAAAAATAGATGTAAAGAAATATAAATTCGATACATTTAGCATCATTGGAGGTCCTAATATACATTTTAAAGACACAGATTTAGGAAACTTTAATACTTTAAAAATAAATGGAGAGATAATGAAAACAGATAAACCTAATAAATTATATCATTTACTAACAGACACGGAGTTTTTTACAGTAGATGGATATAAATTAAGAGACTATAATTCAGCAATAGAAAATATTTTAGATATACGCGACAAATTATTTGCTTTATTTTAATTATTATCTATCAAATATGTATAGCATGAATATTAAAGTTCTTGGTATGAAATTAAGAGTAGAAGTTGTACTTGCTTCTATGGCCGTCGGAGCCGTGTTGGGTTGCTATTTGCTTTGCGGTTGTGTTACACGCGAAGGAATGGTTTCGGCCGGCGCAGCTTTAGATTATGTTATGAATAAAGGAGTTCATAGCGATACATACGATTCAAAATACGATCAGGTTGAAGTAAATACAGGAGCTAGTATGTCTCCACAAGTTCCTCTCCCTGAAGGTCAAATGTTTATGTGGGCCAACAACGAATTTAGTGGAAAATGTTGCGATACTTCCAATGTAAGTGGTGGTGGCGGTTGCGCATGTATTACAAAAGAACAAGCACAATACCTCAACTCTCGCGGAGGAAATCGCGCACCTCATTCTGAATTTTAATTGTGTATATAATATTTAGTTAAAATATTAAGATATTATATACAATGTCAAGAACTAGAGCGAATACAGGTAGAAGAAATAATAGTAATTATTCGGAACCAAAACAAGACCATAGTGATGTGGGTTTTGACGGAACAAGTCCAGAAGAATTGTCCCTCGCACTTAGATTACAAAAGATGAAATTTGGCTCAGATGCACCGTGTCCTGCCGGAGATATGGATTTAACATGCCCAGACGACAAAAAATTGGCAAAAAAAAAGTTTAAAAATTTACACCCCGATAGAAATACAGGATGTAACGAATTAGCTGGATGGATGACTGGTAGATATGGTGATACATGTTATGGAGATAAAGATATTCATCCAGAAGTAAGATGGGATAGTAAGGATAAGGATCAAGTTAAACGAGAATCAGAACAATTAGCTGAAATAGATAGATTACAAAAACAAATGGGACAAAACATGGAAGGTGAATTTAGTGTCAGCAAAAGTGAAAATGATGTTCCCAGTCATTGTTCGTCAAAAAAAGTAAAAAAAGCCAACGGAGTTGTAGGACGTTATTGTGAAAATCCAACAGTGACTGATAAATTATGCGAGTGTCGTCCAGGTTCTCCAGCCAATGAAAAAGTTATGACCGAACAATCGTCTAAACCAGAAGTAATGGCGTTAAAAGATGGTCCGGTTGGACCTAGTGCCAGAGATTTAGCTGGATTATCCACACCGACTAACCAACCCGTAGATATGGGTCATTGTCAAAGCGTTGTTGATCCAACTTCAGGTCAAACTTATTATTATCACGGAGAAAAAACAACATGGGATCCTAATGACCCTATCTGTCATAAACAGTTAGTTTTACAAAATTCGCCGTCCGCAAAACCAAAACATAGTATTAAATCCGCAGCAAAACGCGTTGTAGCAAAAAATCAGGCATCTAGAGCAGGAGAGGCTTTAGTTGGTGCGTTGGCCGATACTCGCGCAAAACATGGACATGCTATGGTGGAAAATATCACACATCATGCTCACCATTGGGAACAAGGCACCGTTGCTGCGGATGCCGCTAGTTGGGCAGTCGAAAAGTTTGCTCATAACACAGCCACCGGCGAATATATTATTTGGAGTCAAAAAGTAACACAAGATGATTGCGGAAATAAAGGAATTTGTGCGAGCCCTAGTGCGTCTGCGGCGGATTCATGTAGTAGATGCGTTTGGGTATTATATCCTAGTGTTAAATATGGAACTGAAAGTGACGCTTCTGGAAAACATTTTGCAAATGTTCCAGGTCAATTTTGGTATTACAATAAAAATGGCGGAACATGGCATACAAAAAAACCAGAAGGGATAGAATTTGATCAGGTTGAGGTAGCTAGTGTTACTAAAAAACTTTATGGCTCAAAAAGTCATGCTATGGATAAATTAAAAAGAGCAGCAAAAAAAGCAGCAGAGGTGTCTGCTGTAAGTAAATCAGATGATTCGGGTAAAAAAGACGAATCTAAACCTATAGATGAAGAAAAAAAAAGACAAATAGACACAGGTATTTCCGCAACAGCTATAATAAAGGATGAAGAACAAGACAGATTTGCAATATTTGAAAAAATAATGAATCCAAAAGTAAATAAAATTAAAGAATTAGATACAAATAATGTATTAGATTACTATTTAATGTAAAATTATATTATAACTAATATTAATTATAATATAAAAAGTTAAAAGAATTATTAATTAATGGGAAACATCTGTTATAAAAAAGAAATTAATTATAACAAATCCTATAAGAGAGGAAGAAGTTTATTGAGATTTCGGTGTTTTAAATGCGGTGATCCTAATTGCGTACATGGAAGCGGTAAGTATTCTGACCGTCTTTCGTGTCGTCAGCATCTTTTTAATAAAAATGAAACTTGTATTCATTGTAACTGTAGTATAGAAAATAAAAGCTATGGATGTTATCATGTGAAAAAAAAAAGGATTTTTTGAATATTAAGATTAAAAATTCAATTCACATTTATCGCAATATTTTATTATTATTCCCTGTTTATAACCTTTCATAGAATCAATACTATCTACTACCCAGTTGTGATTACAATGACTTCTTAGATATAGTTTTGTTCTGTTTAATTCTTCTTGTTTTTCTTTTAGTTCAGTTTCTAGATTAAAAACACTCTGATATAATTTTTTTTTATATGAAATTATACTATCTAAATCAGGTAAAGTAACCACACAACCATTTACAATTATATCCATTTAAATTAATTATTAAAATTGCTTTAAATGTGTTGGTCATTATAATACAAATGAAAACGTTTTTGTTTGTATTATTTGTTTTAAACCTTTTTTTAAGATTTAATTGCACGGCGACAATGTTTAATGACAGAGTAAGAGTATGGGATAGGATTCCACAATATTTTGTGGATACAAGAGTTAGTAATTTTTTAAATCAAAATAGAATTACTAACTGTTTTGAATTTTTAGAAACTGAAACAAATTTATTATTAAAATGTTGGAGAGATAATCAATTAACCGACGTAGATATAAGAATCAATCCGGGTAAAAGATCTCAGAGAAATTACATGGTTAGTATGAGTATATAAATTTAAGGATCATGAAAAGACAGTATTCTAGTAATTGTTACGTTTGTATAATTACCACCAAATACATCACCTCCATGAAAATCTATATGTAAATCTTCACTTCCAGTAGAATATCTCACAATTTGAAAGCCACCATCAATAGTTACGCCTCCCCAATTTGCTGGAGTTGCTACTTCCAACGGAAGATATAATACATCATTGTATTTTAATACAGGCGCGTTTTCGGTGGTAAGTCCCGTTCCTGAAAATCCTACAACCACATTCGTTCCCATGCTACTAAGCGACCAACCACCATTATACCATCTTTCAATGGCAAGATTTTTTTTACCGTTAAGAATCGAAGTTGTAAATCCAGAAAGCGCAATATTGTCTACTACGCTTTCATTTATACTTCCTAACGCAGTAGATTTAACAGGATCTCCATATAGATTAAATAAAGCTTCTTGTAAACTATTTCTTACAAATCCCACTGTATATTCATCTAATTGATTATTAACAGTTATATCTGTGGATGGAGTTATAGATACTGAAGAAGTAGACGTTTCTCCTCACATATCACTTTCTCCTTCTCCTTCTCCTCCCATATCTCCTTCTCCCCCTCCTCCCATATCGCCTCCTTCTGCTTCCACAACGACGTCAGCATCTCCCTCTAGTATTAGACTTTCTTCCGTATCGCCCATATCATGATCGCGTAAAATTTCTACTCCAACAGAATATCTATTAATGGTTTGGTCGTTAATTGTATATGATACCTTTAATCTGATATAGTTTTCTATATCACCAGATTGAACCGTATATTGAATTGCGTCAGATGAATCTAAGTTTTGATAAACTCCTGAGGATGTAGTAGAAGTTTGCCATTGATAAGAATATGAATAACTAGGTGCATTTGTATCATTGAAACTTAATACTGAACCTGAGTGCGAATCTGGAACATTTAATTCAACTTTAATTAAACATATTTCATCACTTTCAATAACAACTGGTGCTATTATATCACTATCGTAACTGACATGAGGATAAGAATACCATTTAAACTTTCTTACTGGAACAAATATAATATTACTTCCATCATCAACTCCTTCTTCTGTATATGTGTAAATACCTTCTGAACCAGGAGTAGCATCTCTAACTATATTAGTTACATTATCATAGCTTTCTGTTGTTCTATTGTAATAATATCTAGTAAATACTTTTTCACCTTCTACTTCTGTTTCAAATATTGGACTATCATAATTATCATTGTTAAAATCGTCTTGTGTCACATAAATATTAATATAATCTCCGCTATACATACCGGGACCTTCCCGTATTTTTTCAAATAACATCATTCTTTGTTCTGGTCTATCAACCAATAACTCTCTTCCTTCTGACGGCCACCATTGGGTTACAGGTCTTAATCTTTTGTTTCCGATTGCGTCGCCTTCTGATTCTACAATGTATTCTATATTTTCATATTTACCGGCTGTATTAGGCTGTAAATCATGCGAAAAAACCTTAAGAATATACCTTAATTTTTTATTTTGTAAAGACTCTGTTACGCTAATACTATTATTAGAAACTGTATCAGGTGTGTAATTTGTCTCAGAAGAAGGAATATCGGTCCATGTTGAACCATCTACTGAAGATTGCCATTTATAACTAATTTTTTTTATTTGGTCTTTAATAGGAGATGTTAAAATATCATTAGAAAGAGAAGGGACTGTTAAAGTATTTTCATTATTAATAGTTTCATAATTTGAACTTTTATAATTCCCTGAAATTTCTGGTATAATTGTAAACGTAAATGGATTTGCCCACCGCGGTACCAAGCCTATTGAATTATCTGTTATATATATCGTTATATTATTAACACCTATATCATCACCAACAAATTTAGACGTTCTTGTTTCTAAACCACAGAATGTAGTGTTGCTAGTAAATGAAAACAATCCAGAACTACGGTAATCGGGTGTAATACCAAATGAATATGTAGTCGAATCAATATTGTCATTTACAGGGTTTAATATATTTGATATACTATAGTTTTTACCTACCATAGAAATAAGATTGGGGATTTTTTCTCTAACGATAGGAGGTTTAACATATTTAATATTTACTGATAATTCTGAAAGTAAACCTGGTATATGTAAATTGGCTAATTTATCTGTTTCAGATTTAATTTGAGAACCTTCTCCGCTTAAAGATAAAAGACGGTCTGATTTTGTATTTTCTTGATAGTAAGCAGCGCCCCATAATTCTATTGCTCCATTAACTAATGGATCGCTTAAATTAATAATAAATACTAATTTATTTGTATTTTCTGTTTTAAATATTCCGCCAACATTATTCCATGAAAGACCTGAAGAAGTTATATCAAATACGGCACTTGTTTTATGTCTTTCAATAAATTCGTCTAATACTCCTCTATTATGATTTATATTTGGTTCATTCCCGAACCCACCTATTTGTAAGTTAATATCTGGTATACTATCTATATTATCCGCTGTTTCAATTCTTACCTTTTTACTAAATGTAACTTCTAATTTTACTTGCTCACTATTAAGATATGTAGTTCTTAGAGAAGAATCAGGCGATTCATTTACCACATTAATATTTGTAATGACAGGTCTTGTATCAGTTATTAATCCTGTTGATGACGAATAAGAAACTCCTCCGTGAATATCCGTAAAGCCGGATGTAGGATTTGCAAAAGTAGATTTTACGCGTAATTGTTTACCTACATCAGAATTTAATAATGTGTAGCTTACGCTATTTTGTCCTGGTATATCTGAAAAGATATTATCACCACTGTCTACTTGCCATTGATATGTAACATTTACTAAATTGTTGTCATGGTCCGATTTCAAATTAACTGTTAAGCTACTTGAACCTAAGTCAGGTGCTGCTGTAATAGGCATTCCGACATCATTTATAATTACTTCTGGAAGAACTAAGTCTGATATATTTGATTTAAAACTATTAGAAGAATCTTCAGGATGAGTCATATCTTCATTATCTGTTACTATACACCAAACTTGTATTTTATAACCTATATCATCTACAGATAAAGTATAAGAAGCACCATCTATACCATTATTTAAAACTGTACCAACCGACGCATTATCTAATGTTCCGTCTTGATAGACTCGCTTCCATGAATATGTTATACTTTTAATTCCTTCGTCATCTGTGAAACTAGGAACAGCATTAACAGTTTGTCCGGGCTTTAAGAGACTAGGATAAACTATAGCTACGCTTCCTGTAGTAGGAGAATTTACACTTATTACGTGTATATCAACAGATACATTTGAACTATTTGTTCCATCTGTAGCAGTCAAATCAATTGTATATGTTAAATCGCCATCTGGAGGTGTTCCTGTTAAAGTAGCAGTTCCGTCTTCATTAGTAGAACTTAACGTGAGCCATGACGGTAAAGTTTCGCCTTCTGTAACATTAATAACTATTGATGACCTGTTGCCACCTGTAGTAATAATATTTGAAAAAGTAAAACCTATATCTTCGTTCATGGTATGCGAACTTCCTAATATGGATCCTGAATTATTTTGAACAGATATATTTAAAGGTTCTATTGTATCTTGAACTGTAACTGTAAAATCAAAAAATAAAGGAGCCATTTTATCATCATACCCTTTTATGCTAATAGTATAATCTCCTATTTCTTCAATTGTGGGATTTTGAATCGAAAATGTTTCATTGCTGAAACTAATCCAACTAGGCAGAGTATCTGTTGATAAAACTTCAAAGTGAATATCTCCTCCATCTGGATCTATTATAATATCATGTACTGGAATACCTATTGTTTGATCGACATTTACATAATAATTACTAGTAACCGGTGTTTTTAAAATAGGGACATTATTAGCTAAAACATCAATTTCAGAAAGTTCTATTAATGAATAAGTTCCGTCTAATTTTTTAAATTTTAAATATGCTTTTACCTTGTGCCATTCAAATGAAGAAAATTGTTGCCCTACAATATAAATAAGAGGGTATGCTTGTGTTATTTGTCTATAATCATATGTATGTGTTATATAATATCTCTCAGTATAATAATTCCTCCATGAATAATATACTTCAAAATCAAAAGAAGTATCTACATTTGGATTTAAAAGGAGATATTCTGTACCTTTTACTTGAATATCTTGTCCAGCATAAATACTAATATCATTTTCTATTCTTAAACCAAAATCAAAATCTAGATTATGTTCAATGGTGTTGTTAATAAATCTGTTTAATTTTATACCATAATTTGTTCTCAATGAATGATTTTCTTTAAGACTAATTGTTGAATCAGTTGTATCATGAATTTCTTCACTTAAAATAACTTTTAATGTTTTTTCAAAATCTTTTATTACATCTAAAATAAATACATGTGGGTTAGAAGGTATAGCTATTTCAAAATCTTCTTTATTAATGGTGTTCCCACATATATCAGTATCAATTAATAAAATAATTTCGTTTTTATCTACAGACGATCTTGCCGCATTAAAAATATTGCCTATATTTGTAACATTGTTTGTTATACTAGTAGCTGGTTCATTAAGTAATATATTAGAATATTCATCTGTTATTCTCATATTTCCTACATACTCAACTTCCACATTATCAGAAACATCTATTACATTAGAAAAATCGGTTTCATTATAATTTATAGTTAAAACCAATGAATCATTATTTTTCATTATCGAATCTGGGGCAACTAATACGCCATTTCTTTTTATAGAAAAATCATTTAAATAACTATTATCAAAAACGTCACCTCCGGATACATTAAACGGAGTTACAATATCATTACTATAAATGCGAGAAAAGTTTATTATTATTTCAAAATAATTTATTTTTTGGGAAACACGAGATGTAGAAGCTATTTTAAAACCATCAATATTATTTACAATATTGTTTATTTCTTGTGAACTGTAAGCTTCTATGCCGTCTAACGACCTTATTCTATTATCTAAAGTTAAATCTAAGTTATTAAAATCCCACGCAACATGTAAAATATTTTTATAATTAATAGGATCAGATACGGTATATTCTAGATAAACTTTTCCATCAACGTTAATTGTTTTTACTGAAATCACTGTAGTTTCTACTGAGTCAATATATAATTTATAATATCCTAATTCATTGTTATAATTTATTTCATCTATATTTATACCCATTGCAATATGTGTTGTTTTTTTAGAGAAATCCATTATTATTTTTGTTGGGGTTTCTGTAGACACAGTTCCCGAATTGTAAATTACAGTATATAATGAATTTTTACATTCAACTGGTGCCGTAGAAAAACTGTTTAAACTTTTGTTGTATTGATCTTTTACACCAGATCCACTATATGATATATCATATACAGTTTCTTTTTGTAATACTCCTGATAAAACAGGTATTTCTATCTTATTACTTGAACGAACAACAGCTAATCCAAAAGTAATATCTTCTTTTAAATAATTACCGTTATTATTTGAAATAATCGAGGCTGTAAAACAATCGAAATTTAATGAATGAAGAATATTTCTTGTTAAAGGAAAAAATATAGAAATAGCTTTTCCACCGTTTGAAGTTTCTACATTTATATTTTTAATATTTAAACTGTCTATCACAATAGCTTCATTTTCAAATGTTTCTATCTCTGTACCATATATATTTCTAATTTCTGAATCTTCTTTTAAAGATAAAGTATAATTAGAATTTTCTATAATATCACTTTCTAACGTTAAAATAACCTTATTTGTTTCAAATAAAACTGCAGATTTTATTGTTTTTGTTGGTGAAAAAATAAAGTCATCTATATTTATTGTATTTCCACATATATCAATACCAAATGATAAAATAACTTTATCAAACTCTTCGTTTTCAATTTTAATATTATTTAATGAACCATTTACTCCCATATTATTTTTAACACTAAATTCATTTAATTCTAACATGAAATTATTGAATTCATCGTATATTTTATCTTCATTTATTACTTGTAACGTGATTACATCACCGCGAGTAATTGTTTTATAGAAATTTAAATTTTTTAAATCTATAGTTAAACGTATAGACCCGTCTTCATTGCTCGAAATATTATCAGGATTAAAAGATTTATTTGTGGTATGATTTTTAATTACAAAATCATTTACTGTAGCTCCACCAGATGTATTTATAAATCCTTTTATTGTCTCGCCTGATATAATTCTTTTAAAATAAACATCTAATTCTAATTCTAACGTTTCAAGATTTTCTTCAATAATTAAATCAGGATCAGCTTTAATAGTAATACCGTCTATATTATTAATGACATCTATTACGTCTAAGTCGCCATATATTTTATTTTTTAAATCATATATTGAACTAAATATTTCATTGCCATATTCATCTATTATTCTATTTTCACTTGTAAGAAGTTTTGAATCCCATGCTATAGCAATATTTTCGGTGTATTTTATTATCTGATCCAATGTAAATTCTATTGTTTTTATTCCGTTAATCATTATTGACTTTACAAATAATACATTTATTTCTGTTAATATTTCTTCTGAACTAATTTTATAAGCTTTATATTCATTACTGGAATTATTATAAGACCATGATATATCGTTTCCTATATTTACTACAGGACCGTTTACATTTTTTTGAAATAAAATAGTTATTTTATCTGATGTTTCAGTTTCAATATAAACATCATTTATCATTAACGATTTAATACTGTTTGAAAGAATAGAATTACCCCATAAAAATACAAAATCATGTAAAACTAAATCAAATTGATCTTTAATGTATGTATTAACTGGGTTAGTGTAACTAATATTAAAAGTATCTCCTTCTTCTATTAATCCATCTAATACTTGTAGTCTTAGTTGATTTTTTTTATCATTATCTATTGTTGCAGTTGTATTAAATGTAACAGATTCATAATTTGATTTAAATGATTTAGACACTGATACTGAAAACCCATCGAAATTTAATCCAGAAAGAATCTTATTCTCTGCTACTTCTATATTAAGTTGTTTTCCTCCATCTTCTTCTGGTACGTCTATATTCAAAACTTGTAAAAATTTTGTAACTAATGTATCATTTAAACTTATTACATAAACCCCGTTCTTATTTTTAATTGTATCAGGAACTGTTGATAAATACAGTTTATCAGATGATTGTCTATCTAATATTAAAAATATAATTTTACTATTTTCAGAATCTTGTTCTACTCCTATTACATTAGGTTTATCATTGCCCAACACTCTAATAATAAAATTAGATGTAGATACACTATTACCACATATATCACTACTATAAGTAAGTTTAATTTTCAGAGGTTCTTCTATCAATTCTTCAATTAAAACTACAGAACCTCCATATACTATATTATTATTTATTTGAATATCTGTTTGTTTTATCATGTAATTATCATAATTATCTTTTATGGTAGATGGCCAATTTTCATCAAGATAATCCACTGTAACACTATCATAAATATTTATAACTTTATCAAAATTTTGTGTGTTGTAATCTATAGATAAAATTATATCTCCATTCTCATTTACTAAGCTATCAGGAAAAAAATCTTTATTTGTTGAATTATTTTTAATTTTAAAATTATTAATATTTAAATCAATTAAGGTAATTGGCACTATTTCATTATTATTATTTATTCTAGTAAAATTAAGTAATATATTAAAACTGGTAATATTTTGATTTATTAGTGAGGTATTTGTGTTAATAGTAATACCATCTATATTATTTTCAATCTTTATAGCTGAAGAATTTTCTGTATCAATTCCTGCTTTTGGATCATAACGTGAATTAAAAACTATATTATTATATACATCTTTTATACATTTTTGTTTGTTTTCAGATCTTGAATCCCATTCTACACTAATATCATCATTATGTTTAAATATAACAGGAGAAGTATATTCAACGCCTCTATTATTTTCATTTTCAAGGGTAATGGTTTTAACAACATCGGCACTCAGAGTAATATCATAATTCAACGAATCATTTAGTACATGCATTTTATATGTATTTAATGGATTATTATAAGGTAATAATAAATTATTACTTACCGATACTAGGTTATTAGTAACAGGGTTTTTAAATCTTAAAAAAATTTTATTAGGTGAAGTAGTTTCAACCGATGCACTATGAAAAATTAAATTTTGTACAGAATTTTTACATTCAACTGGAGCAGTAGTAAATGTTTTTAATTCCAAATAATGTTGATCAATAATGTTATTTCCGGTGTATGAAATATCATAACTACTTCCTCTTTCTATAGCTCCTGATATTGCTGTAAATTTTAAACGTCCATCTAATGATGTAGGGGTATTTGAAAAAACTACACTGTTATAAACACTATTAACAGTTGGATTAATAATAATATTAAAATTATCAAAATCAGATGAATTAGAAATATTTCTAAATTCACTAATAGAAACAAAAATAGATTTACCTCCATTTTCGTTTGGACTATCTATATCGACTACAGCAGGGAAATCTTCTTCTTTTATTGAAGAAATTATTTCATGTTTTTCGGTATTATATGAAAAATCAGATAAAGGAATAGACAAAGATTCCGATAAATTTCTGTGAATAATATTACAAAAAGATGATTTATTAATATATGTTACTTCTAATTTATCATCTGGTCTAGGAATATCACTTTTATTTAATTCAATTAAAATCTTTCCCGGATGCTGAGGAAATCCCGGATGATTTATAAAAATATTTACATGCTCAATCCTAACATCATTTACTTTTACTAAAAAATCATTTTTAACATCGCCTACAGGGCATGAATTTCTAAGTTTAACAGGTACACTAGCAGTTACTAAAATATATGCTTTAGAATCTCCCATTAATATACATAAATTATATATTATATTTATTACTGACGAACAATAAAGATAATATTTATATAAAAATTATTTGTATAGAAGTTATAGAAATTTCTCTTACGTCATCTGGTGTAATTATCGTAGCAAATTCTGATTCTTTTCTATTTTCTCTTATAGTACATCTTTTATAAATTTCTAATTTTTTGTTTTTAAAATTATTATTTTCATCTAAATCTATAAAAATTTCAGGTTGTTTTGTATCTATCTCGGCATACTTATTATTATAATTACCCGATGAATCAATTATATTGTCCTGAGCAGTATTATTATCGTCTGAGTAAGTTAAAAAAGACACATTACTTGTATAATTATTACTTATATCTGTATTATCAGGACCCGGTATATTATTAAATGTATCACTTTTATATTGTTGACCGTAGCCTGCAAAATAATATAAATCCGTTCTAAAGTTTCCCAATGCTTTTTTTAGATTTAACAAATTGTTATGACTATTATATTTAACCATTACACCATTATTGTTTACGCAAACAATATTGGTTCCTGTAGCATTTAATGAATTAGAAATAAATTTACTTCTAACTTCACAAAATTTTACATTATTTCCTTTATCAATAATATATTCTTTAGCCGATAAATTTCTATTATTTCCAAAACAATGGCTCATTTTATATGTATATATCAAACAAATTAAAATCTACCAATTTATTATATGAATTTTGATTTAGATAATAAAAATTACACAAAACAAGATTGTATGGAAATTTTTAATTTAGATAAAGATATGAATATTACGTCTGATAAAATTAAAAAACAATATGATAAATTACTAAATGATATTGAAAAAGAAAATCTAGATCAAGACAGTTTAAATAATTTTAAAACTTTTTTAAAAAATTGCCATGGCAAATTAATATCTGATATTGAAGAAAATACCAGTAATTATAAATTAATTAACACTGATTTTACAACAAATTTAAATGTAAGTGAAACATTTCAATCTAATAATAAATTTGTAATAAAAAAAGATGGGGAAGATTCTCATCACACAAATAAAATTAATCCATTTTCTAAAACTGAAAGAATACAATTACTAAATATTAATACACGGTTCAGAAAAAATTATTATGATACAAAATCATCCAATTTCATTATCGATCTTCCAGAAGAATTTAAGAATGTAACTAGTATTACGGTAGTTAGTGTTCAAATACCTAACTCATGTTATAATTTTACATCAACTCTAGGGACAAATGAATTTACAATTGAAATATTTGATTTAAGCGGAACTAGTGTTGTCTCTGGAACTCAACAAATTAAAACAATCAAAATTACAAATGGTATTTATACAGGAAAACAATTAGAAAATTATCTTAATACTTATGTTTTGTCTACACCACCTTTAAATAGAGTAGGGTGTAAATATGATGAAATTACAAGAAAATTTAGATTTTTTAGAGATTACAGACCATTAGCAGATGGAGGATTACCTATTAATCCGGGAACAACATACGCTTTTAATTTAGATTTTAGAATACAAGATGATGAAAATCGTCCTACACAATTAAACATGGGATGGATTTTAGGTTACAGACAACAATATTATAATTGGGAAAGTGATTACGTAGATAATACTAGTGTATCTTATGCTTCTCAGGAGGGTTATAATCCTGAAGCTGTTTATGATAATTTAGGATGTAGATATTTTATTTTATGTATTAATGATTTTAACAAAAATTATTCAAATACATTAACATCGCCTTTTCAGGAATCTATATTTAATAATGAAAACGCTATTGCTAAAATTCCTAGTAATCCAAATATGATTAATTTTTCTGATATTTTTTATCAATCTAGAAGAAGTTATTTTGGTCCTGTTGATATAAAAAAATTACATATTCAGATTATGGACGAATTTGGACGTATAATTGATCTTAATAATAATGATTTTTCTTTTAGTTTACAAATAAAACAATTATATGACATGCATGCAAATAAAAATATTTAATTAATACATATGGAAAGAAAACGCAAATATTGCCAAGGAGCGCGCAATTGTTATTTTGAAAATGATACTACTTATAAAACAAACGTAACAATAGCTCAACCAAAGGAAGCTCCTAAAAACTTGAATAGAGAAAAAGCTCTTTCCGCCAGATATACAAGACAAGCAACCGCAAGTGTAATTAATAGTATTTTTTCGTCAGGTGGTTATGGTTCGCCAGATTCACAAAATAGAAAACAAGATACATTAGCATTTCAGGATAAACAAGAATTAAGCCAGGTCAATCCAACATGGCAATCGGGCATGGCTTTTTCAATGGGTTACATCACTAAATCTCAATCTAAAGTAGAAGCTAATGTTGGTTCTATGGATAGATTAGAACGTCTTAAAGCTAAAGCTGTTGCGCTTTCTAAATTTGAATAACTTATATAAAATTAATTACTTTTCTATTTTAGTAATTAATTTATAATTTACCATTGTGTTCTACATTGCGGACATTTATTTAAATTAATACTACATGATTTATGACACCAAAAAGAACAAGTACCACAACCTTTGAAACCGGTAGTTATACCATTATCCCATATATGGGAAACGATATTCATATTTTCTAAACAAATAGGGCAATTTTGATTATGTATTTCATAATAATATCTAACTGGTCTAAAATTCCATCTTTTTATTTCACAGCAATTTAAAAACCTTGTGTGTCTTTGAAAACTCATATTAAATAATATATATTACTGTTATTATTATCTTATTGTTTTAATTTATCCCATATTTATTTATCTCTCCATTTTATATATGCGCGAAATACAAACAAAAAAGAAAATAAGTAAAATAAAAAAAAATAAGACTAGAAAAAACAGTAGAAATAACCAAAATAAAATAGCTATAAACAGCGAGTTTGAATCGGGGAATATAATTCATAAGTCTACTAACAATAATAAAGTAGTTTTAGAAATAAAAGATGAACCGTATAAAAAATCCACAAAAAATAAATATCAAAACTGGTTTTATTTTAAAGTTATGGGTATAAAACAACGAACTCGTTTCACTATAAAAAACATACATAATTATGATAATGATTGGAAGGGATTTAATGTATGCTATTCTTACGATAACAAAACATGGAAAAGAAAAACGACAAGATTAGTTAATAAAACTAAGTTAGAATGGTCAATTAACCCAAAAAAAAGCACTATTTGGTTTGCGTATTATCCGCCCTATCCTTTTTCAAAAAGCAAAAAACTTTTCCATAATATGAAAACTATAGGGAAATCAGGAGAAGGGAGACCCATTTATATGAAAACACTAGGATCAGGTAAATATAAAGTATGGCTTATAAGTGGTCAACATCCGGGAGAAACTGTTAATTCATGGATGCTAGAAGGGTTTGTTAAAAGACTCATGGAGAGAAAAAATAAAATGTTTAAAAAATTCACTTTTTATATAATTCCTAATGCTAATCCTGATGGAAATGTTCACGGACATTGGTATGTTACAAAACAAGGTATTAATTTAAACCGCGATTGGAAAAAATTTAAATCTCCAGAAGTAAAAGCCATAAAAAAACAAATCGATACAATAGGATACAATTTAGTATTTGATCTTCATGGCGATGAAGGCAGTAAAAATCATTTCTTAGTAGAAATAAAAAGTAAGCATCCTTTATTCGACTTTATCAATAAACGATTGAATCAAAAAAATAAACATTTTCAAATAGAAAACTATTATAAACCAAAATACATGAAACATGTAAAAGATACATTAGACGAATATACTATGGGAATAACAATGGAGTGTGCTACAAAACATGGTTTATTCAATCATAAAACTCTCCAACAAGAACCTATTAAAATAGGAAAAGATTTGGCTGATATATTATATGAATTATAATAACCAGAACATCTAATCACATAATATAACAATAAATTATTTCAAAAGTTAATTTATTGTTTTGATAATTCTAAAATGTGGTTATTAGCATAATCAATATAATATTTTAATATTTTTTGCTCGCTTAAGATAATATTAAATATATTTCTTTCAGGTGTAAATCGATCATACGATTTAAACATGTTTTCATTTTTTTTATAAGAATATTTATAATTGTTTAGTTTTTTTCTACATTCAAAAGACAACAGAGCAAACATGGCCATTTCATTTCTATCATTTATTTTGGAAGTAGGATTATGTTGTAATTCTTCTTCATTAGATACGGCAATACGTAATTCTTTACATAATTGATCTAAATCAAAACTTTTACCCTCTTTATCTAATAAATATTCTCGACCATTAAATTTAAATGATAGTTTCATTTGATTATCTGTTTCGTCACAATTTTCCATGCAAAATCCATAATGTAATAAAAATTTATAATTTGATTTGGCTCCATATGAATCCATTACCTGAGTTTCAGCAGATAAATTTTCTAAAGAATTCATAACATATCCATTTTTAGTATTATCAAAAAACCATTTTGTTTCAGCTGGTCTAAAATGATTTAACATATCTGCCAATGGCACCATTGCAGTAGCATCATGACCTTGTATATTTAATCCAAAATTCCTAGATCCTACTATAGTTCTACACCACATAAAATCATCTTCTGAAAATCTTTCTTCTAACTCCGGTAATACCTTACAGATAGTGTTATAATCTTCGCTAATAGATTTTTTTCGACTACTAATCATATCTAAAAACTCACTACCCTGTAATAAATCCAATTCTTCTTCCCAAAACAAAGGAAAATTATCCATTACAGTAGGTAAAATATCGTAGTAAGGTTTAAATTTTTCATTTGGATCATCTATTGTAGATAAAATATATAACATAACATAAGTGATTTTTTTTAATAGTTCGCCTTTATGGCTAAATGCGCCCGACTGGTCTAATTTTTTAGACCACTCTACCTCTTTACCTAATATATCTGTTATTAAAGACTCTAATGGAATAAACATAATAGTTTTATTTTTTGATATATTGTTTCTAGTATAAACACCTCTTTCTTCATTGTTATATAACTTAAAATAAAGATCATCTGATTGGACATTATTTTTTTTTAGCCATTCTACAAAACGTTTCATATTTTTATCAGAATTTAAATCTGTCTTTGTTTCTTTTTCAAAAAGCTTTTTCACTAGTTTTTTATTATTAGACATATTTTTATATATAAACTTATTAAAAAATATATTTTTATTCACATTAATTGTATTTGACGTTTTTATTTAAAAAATTATTTATAATATTTCTTATAATGAGTTTAACACATTTTTTCGAAATTTTTGGAGGAGTAAGCGGTTTTCTGGCAGTACTAGGAGGGATATGGAAGTGTTGTAAAAACTATGAAATTAAATATGATTATGAAAAAGAAAAAAAAAATGTGACTAGTGTATTAAAACACGCTTGGGAACATAAAGGAGGTAAATTTCCTGAAAATATTTCATTTGGTAGAAATTATAATAGAGAAGTTTTTGCTAAAAAAAAAGACGGATCGTGGGATATTAATATTAAACAGGGTTTTGGAAGTGTTTATATTTATTTAGACATAGACCAGTGTCCCTCATGGGAATATAATAATAAGCACCATTATCTAAGAATAAATATAAAAAATGTCGTAAAAGATATGAAAATACAATTTCAACAAAAATTTTGGGGAGATGATTATGAAAGCGGCGGACACGATACTATTCGACAAGATATAAAAGAGAGCGGTGTTCATATTTTTAATAAGAAATGTTTGATTACAGACGACCCTGATTCAGTTGTTAAGCGCGAACAACTAGGAGTTCATATTACAGGACATGTAAAAGATATAGAGAATGTAACAATAAATGAAGCTTATTATGGCGAGCAATGGTCTTTTTATAGATTATTTTGCTGTAAAAAACATATAAATACATTATTATGTCGAACAAAAAAGAAAAATAATTAATGTTTAAAATATGTTTCAATAATATTTTAATATAATATATTTTATTATATTAAATGGGTGGCGGTATTTTACCAGTAGCAATTGTAAAAGGAAAACTATATTTTTTATTTTCCAGAGAATGGAATAAATCAAAAGATGATCCTGGAAAATGGAGTGATTTCGGAGGTTCTCGAGAAAAAAACGAAACATACAAACAAACTGCCGTAAGAGAAGGATATGAAGAATCTTCCGGATTTTTAGGTTCAAAAAAAAATATTAAAAGTTTGGTAGAAAATAATTTAATTACTAGTATTACTTTCAATGGATATACAACATATATTGTATTAATAAAATATGATAAAACCCTACCCAATAGATTTAGAAAAAAATTTACAGATACATTAAAATCTAAACCGTCGTTGGTTACAAACCATAATGGATTATACGAAAAAGACATGGCAAAATGGTATAGTTATGATGATATGAAAAAAAAATTTACTTCATTCAGACCCTGGTATAGAAATATCGTTAAACAAATTTTACAAAATCTTTAATTTAAATATACATATGAGCCAAAACGTTATTTTCTTTTGTTTTCATAATCAACTTTCCTACAACTTCTTTTGTAACTGTAAAAGGGAATTCCACTTTTATAGTTTCTTCCTTATTAAACAAAGTAGAACCTTCCTTCATAAGTCGATATAGATTTAGTTTTGTATAGATAATTTCCAAACATCTTTTTAAATTTCTTACACCCTTTTCTTTATCTGTTAATGTATCTGCTATGTGAAGAAGAGTTTCATCTGGTATAATAATTTGACCCTTTTCAAAATTCACATTCTTCTCAATCTTAGGGATCAAATAATCTCTGGCAATAACACATTTATCATCATTTTTATACCCATCTGTTTTAATTCTATACATTCTGTCTTTTAAAATAGGATTTACCTTATTTTCCTCATTATAACTAAATATAAACATTGCTTTACTTAAATCAAAATCTATATTTGAAAAGTATTTATCATGGAATTTATCATTTTGTGTTGTGTCCGTGAGATGCGTCAATATACCAACAATCTCTTCACCCTTGGGTGTATCACTAATCTTATCTAACTCATCGAAATAAATTACAGGATTCATACATTTACAATTCAAGATAATATCTACTATCTTACCCCACGAACTTCCCTCATAAGTATAAGAGTGACCTTCCAGAAAACTACTGTCTGTTGCTCCTCCCAGAGCTAAAAACGCAAAAGGCCTATTTAAAATTTTACTAACTCCTTCTTTAATAAGAGTAGTTTTACCCGTTCCAGGAGGACCTTTAACAGCAATAGCTGTTCCCAGAGAATCAGGATTAGAAATCCATTGTCCTACCATTTGTAAAATTTGCATCTTAGCATCATTCAATCCATAAACAGCTTCGTCTAATGTTTTTTTAGCATTTTCTATAAATTGTTGACAAACTTCTGGACCATCTTTAATTGAAATAGGCAAATTTTGATGTGTACTAAAAGGGATACGCATAAATGTATCTACCCATTGTTTAATTTTGTAATATTCACCTGAACCCGGATCCATGTATTCCAATGTATTAATTTTTTTCAACGCATTTGCTTTAAATTCTACCGGAATGTCTGATTCTAAAAGAGCCATGCGATAAGGTTTATCTATCTTTACAAAAGAATTTACTTCTTTTAGTTTAGTCAAAATCATTTTTTGTTGCTCTAATTCCATACTCTTAAAGAATTTAAAATCGTTCATTGTATTTCTTTCTCGCATTAGTTTCCGTAGATCATGAAAGTTCTTTTCTTTTAGTTTCGCTTCCTTTTTCTTTTGCTTTTTCGCATCATGCTTTTCCTTTGCTTTAGATAATTGTTCAAACTTTTTTTTCATAGCTTCAGAACCTTTATTTTTTTTAAGTTTCATCAATTCTTTTAGGTCCTTGAGAGGATCTTCCTCCTCATCATTTTCAAATTTCTTAATTCTAGTAGAAAGATTTTTCTTGTATATCTTTTTACCCTTATAAGCGTTAATTAGTTTTATATCGTATGTAACTTTTGCTCTTTTTCTATTTCTATTTACATTCATAACTTTACCCTTTTTAAAATCACTCCATCCTTTTTGTTTTAACATGACAATATCATCTTTATTATATTTTGTAGAATAATATGTGCCATTTTTTCTCATTTCTTTTTCTTGTTTTGCTGCTAATTTTAACCAATCTTCTTCTGTTATTTCATCCATGTTTTTATTTTTAACATCTTTTTCCCATTTAGACTTTTTGGATTTCTTTTTTTTTTCATCTTCTTCCTCTTCATCTTCTTCCTCTTCATCTTCTTCCTCTTCATCTTCTCCCTCTTCATCATCTTGTTCCTCTTCTTCACTCTCTTCTGTATCATCATCATCTTTCCATTCTGATTCCTCAAAGTCTTCATCATAGTAATCCATGTCGCCTTGATTCTGACCTACAGTAAATATAATATTAAATTTCATATTATTTCCTAGCATATCTTTCATTACAGAATCCAATTCTTCATCTTCATTAGGAAATTCATCGTCTCCTAAAACGTATTCACAATCGTCATAATCTTGTTCATCGTCTTCTTCCTTTTTATGTTCTTCTTCTGAAACGTCTTCTTCACTTGATTCTTGTTTTTTATTTTTCTTTTTATTAATCTTTTTGTTTTTCATATATTTATTTTTACGAGACTTTTTAGATTTCTTTGTTTCTTCTTGTTCCATAATTTTATCAATCTTTTCCAATTGTTTAAGTCGTTCTTTACCCGCCTTAGA